ATGAGAAATAACGACATAGTTTAATTCACCATAATGAGTAACTAAATATAATAGTGTTAATAAACTAGATGGACCACTACCAATGATTGTAATATCATACATACTATTAATAGAGTTAATAATTAAAACTATTATACTCTTCAACATTTCCAAAAAACACATAATTAAATTCCTTTTTGATCCAATCTTTATCAATTCCGATTGTTACCATCATAACAATCATATTTGTAATTAATATCCATACATTGCTGAAAAATCTAACCATTTTATAAAATAAAGTATCTTTATAATTCAATTCTTGTAATACCAAATTTGATGCTAACAATCCTGATATCATTACTGTTGGAATACCTGGTCCAGGATTCGACATTTGTCCACAATAATATAAATTAGTCAAATAGCGACTCTTTAGTTTTGGTCTAAAAAATCCAAGTTGATAATTATCACATGCTAGCCCATAAGCATTTCCTTTGTAAGCATAAAAACGATATCTAAAATTTTCATTTAATGTATGGTCATATTTTATTATATGATTAATAAATGGTAAATTGTATTTATCTTCTAATTTTTTCATACAATAATTAAATAGTCTATTTATTTCGTCTTGATTCATTTCGTAATGACATAACTCATTATTTAAATTAGATGGAATCAATATAAATAATTTGTCACAATCTATACTATTACTATATTTATTGATGTAAAATAAAGGTTCATTAGGCATATTATTAGTATTATAAATACATTCTAAGTGTGTATCCATAGGTGTATCAAAAAATAATGTATGGTTGTATAAGTGTGGTATTTTAATATCTAACATAACATTAAAAATAATAGCAGATGGACACATAACTTGTTTATCCCAATACACTTTAGGGTAAGACCTAAATTTATTAGGTAAAATATTTTCTATATATTTGTAATCACATGCACATATAATGCTATCAACTTTAATAGTGCGTTCATTATAATGTTTGTCTAATATAATTGCCTCTTCTACTGTATTATGTTTAATATTTAGATGATACAATGATTCTTCTTTAATAACATTGACATTTAATGAATCTATATGATTTTCTAATAGCTCTATTATAGATATCATGCCATTTTTAGGAATACTGGTTCCATTTACTATCATAGAATATGTTAAAAAACTAAATAGTCCAGATATATTTTTTGGACTACTACCAAGAAAGACACTTGGCCATTCCATTAATGTTTGGACATTTTTGTTTGATGAAATATTGACCGTGTCACGATACGATTTAAATAAATCTAGTTTATATACATAATATGGTAATAATATACTAAAATATTCGGTAAGCGATAAATTATAATAATTTAGAAATAATGATGTTATTAAATTATATTTGTATTTATTATTTTCTATAAAAGTATCAAATTTGGATAAACATTTTGAATCAAACACAGATATCATAGCTCTAAACTCTTCTAAATTGTTTGGAACTAATACATTTTTCGATTCTAATATTAATTTATATTGTGGATTTAATTCTGTAATTGTATATACATCTTCAGGGTTTATACCAATTTCAGAATAAACCTTTTTTATAATATCATCCATCCAATACCAACTGGGACCATTATTATATGTCCAATCTTTCTTTGTTGTACAAAATAATCGCCCCCCAAGAACATCATTTTTTTCTACTAAAATTACATTATAATATGGATGTTTGTGTTTTATATTTGCCGAGGCAATTAATCCACTTATTCCACCACCAACAATTAATATTGTTTTTTTCATAATTATTCAACGAATATAGTTTTTAAATTAAAATATATAAAGAAATAATTTTTATTAAGTATTATAATATGGTTTTTACTGAAGTCAAAGATGAAGAACAATTCAATCAATTAATACAACATAATAATGATAACCCTGAATTAACACTATGTTATTTTACAGCAAAATGGTGTGGTCCATGTCAAACTATATCTCCAATTGTGGAAAATATAGGAAAAAATAATTCACATTTATCTGTATTAAAAATTGATGTAGATGTATGTGAAGAAGTTTCGGAACAATGTGAAATAACATGTATGCCTACTTTCCAATTTTACAAACATAATTCACCAAAACCAATACATTCTTTTTCAGGTGCTGACAAGACAGAATTAGTAAATACGATTGAATTATTATTAAAAACAGATGGAGAAGTACCAACATCAGAGTATAACAAACAAAATAATAGTCATATGGGAAATCAAAATATGGAACAAGTTTCGGATGGTAATTTAATAAATAATCAACCTGAAAATAGTGTTAGTGGATTTTCAGGATCACAACAAATGTATGCTAATTTGAATAATGATTTAAATGATTTTTAAATTAAACTTAAAAAAAAATTATTATAACTATTTAATGAGTGAATTAATTGAGATTTATAAAAATGAATTAGAACAATTAAAAATAAAAAATAACAAGTTGGCTAAAAAAAATACCGAATTTTACAAGAAAAATAAGAATTTAAAAAGAAATATTTTAAGATTAAAGAAAAAATTAACTACATTAAGTATTCCAATTATATTACCAAATGATGAACAAATAGATGAAAATTGGGATTATTTATATACTTTGAATAAATAATTTAGTCATTTATTAGATTGTTATGGACATCGTACATCGTATTTTCATATATATTTTCATTTACAGTATCGTCATCTATGTTTATAATTTTAAATTGTTTGCGTGTTACTGTATATTGTATTAATGCTATTATATAAGTAACTATATTTATACCATTTAGTATTAAAGAATAAATATAATAATACCATATTGAATTATTGTATATATTACACATATTTGATATGTAAATAATATTGTATGATTTGTATATAAATAATGCTAATGTTGTATTAAAAACAACATATTTATATTTTTTTATACATGCTAAACACAGCATAGAATTTATCATTGTTATAAAGGATAAAAAGAACATTTGTCTACAATTTAATATATCTAAACTTTTATTATCAAGATTTTGATTTAAATAATATGAAAACATTATTATACCTGGAATACATATTGTTCCATTAAATATATACAGACAATTATTTAATAGTGTATTTAACATAGATAATATACGGAATTTACTTTTAAATTACTTTTAATTTAAATTTGATACAAATTTACTAACATTGTATGCTACAAAAGATGCCACCCCACCATATAGTGATGTACTAGCACCTGATATATACCATATTTCTTTTGTATATTTAGATTTAATAACTCCTAAAATAAACAATGCTATAATAATTGATATATACGTACTAACATATCTATTTTTAACATTCATTAAGGTTATTAAATAATATAGTATAAGTGGAATACATCCAAATGATACAAATGATAAAAACATTACAAACCCATTTTTAATAGGATTTATATCACGATTTTCTCTATATTTCATATCTGCCTTAACACTAACATATTCACCAGTACCCATAGATATAGCATCAGACAGTATAGCTGCGATACCTATTATGAAAATATATTTAGAATTTAGATTTGATCCTTCAATCCCAGATATTATATTAAATATAGTAATAATACCATCAATACCACCCATCATTAAGGTTCTTAATAGCACCATTAATAATTACTATTATATTAATTTACATTAATTATAATTAAAGTATTATGGTTTAGATTTATATCCTTCTCCAAAAAATTTACTGGTTAATTTATAAAACCATATAGAATTCAATATTACAAATGGAAATACTAATATAAAATAATAATTATAGCTACTAGTTAATATAGAATATGATACATAAATCATATTTATTATTCTAAATATCAAGAATGATACCCAAAATAATGTTGTATAAATAGTTGAATCTTTGATATACTTATTATGTCCAAACCAACGTATATTTAAGAAAATAGTACTTGTTTCACTCATCATACCGTATGAATAATATATTGGTTTAAGATACAAATTATAACTACAATAACCCGCAATTAAGAAAAATACATGATGAACCATCATTTCTAATATATCGTTATTTGAAACTTTATTAGTTATGTATAATACAATATCTGTTGATGTATATACTGCGTTATAAATTATAAAATATTGAAATATATTTATATCTATCATATTCATAATATATAAACTTCCACCTAACATAGATATAACAGCATTACTAAAACTAGCAACACGTGATGTAAATTCATAGTCATTGTAAAATATATTAAGACCAAATACTAAAAAACTATTATAAATAAAAATTAATAATAACATTTAATTATTTAATTTAAATTACATTAATTATCTTTAAATGAACAAAATTATTTTCTACAATTATATTATAATGGTTAAGAATGCTAGTGGTAAAGATGGATACAGATCATTCACTGTAATTGATGTTGGAAAACATGGAGCTTGTAAAACTAAATTTCATGGTGGAAAATATATTTCAAAAACCCCGGTTTCTGCCGCTAAAAAGGCTTTCAATGAATTATGTCGTGTTAAAAAAATTAGAGGTGTATGTACATTAGAAATTACTGTAAAAGAAACCACTAAAAACTCAAAAGAAAAAGAATATACATACAAACTCCACAGAAAGAAATTGAAAAATCCAATCATCCGAAAACCATCAGGCTCAACATCCGAATATGTTATTGAATATGCTGTTGAAGCAAAATCTAGCCCTAAATCAGCTAAATGTAAACAAAAAAAACAAACACGCGGTAGAATGAAAAAACGCACAGCACGAAAAACAAAAAAAAGCGCTAACAATGTACGGAAAATGAAAGGTGGATGGTGGTAAATACTATATAATACATTATTGGGGATTTGTCAAATGATGACTAACATGTTTGTTAATTTCTACAAATGTCATATTTGAAGCCTTCTTAATTCCAAAGATTTTAGATAATTCTTTGTTTGGTAAAAATTTTCGCCTGTCTTCTTGAATCTGTAAATTCTTTTCTTTAATATACCCAGAAATACTTTTCATTACTTCTGCTTTAGTCAATTGGGTTCCATGTCCCAATGCCAAAAATTTTTCAAGTTGTGTACTCAAGTTCATCTTAACTTGTGGCCTTTTAACTTTAGTTTTACTATTCTTTTCAGATTGTTTTACAACCTTGTGTAATCCTTTGAGTTCATCTTGAAGTCCACGGGTAGCTTTAGACATTTCAGTAATTTGTGTAGTCAAGGATTTAAATCCTTGATCAATAGTTTCGAGTACATTTGTATTATCAGTCATTTTATACCTAATCTATAATGAAAAACTTTAAGTAATTTTTTATTTTATCTTTATTTTATCGTTATTTAGTACATATTTTTCAATTGTTTGTTTAAAATATAATAGATTATTATTGTAATATAATAATAATTCTTTTATTACATTATTACTAGATTGTATATAACTATCTTCAAACAAAGGTAATGTTATAGTAATATTTAAATTATTTATAGTAAGAAAATCAATCAAATCTATACCCTTTTGTAAATCGCCTAAATAAGGAGACATTAATTCATCCTCTTTATTGGTATTAAATGTATTAATGATTTTAAGTCTATCATCTTTTATAAATAATCCACCATTAAAAACTAAAATACAATCTTGTATATCACCATTACTCCTTTTTACTATATATTTTTTTGTAATGTCTAAATCTGTAAATTTAAAAGATATTATACATTCATTTATCATAAATTCTATATTAGTACAATCAAATAACACTTTATTTTTGATATGGTAAAATATTACCCCAGCAGGTATATTATATTTATTTTGAATACCATATAAATATTGACTTTTAAATTCGTCATCATAATCAGAATAAATACAATTATCATACATATCAGTTCCCATAAACCGTGATGTGAAACACAATCCAATCAATACTGACTTTATTTGACTTATTATTTTTTGACATGAATCTAATACAAGTGTATTTCTTCTTCCTGAAATTATTTTACTTATATTCGATTCAGATACCTGTATATTATTATGTTTATCTTTTTCGACAATAATTTCACCTGCTAAATATTTATCTGTAATTATTATTGAAGCTTTAGACATAATTTATAAATAAATATTAAATTGTACTTAAATAATTTATAAATTATACTTAAAATAATTTTATTCTATTTTAAATAACAATTAAAGTTTTTTTTATAAAATTAATATAGATATGAATATATTTTCAGAATTATCATCTCAATCTTTTCCATTAAAAGATTATATAGTTGATAAAAAACGTATAGGGAAAGGATCATTTTCTACTATATACAGATGTAAAAATATTAATAGTGATAAAATATATGCTTTAAAAGAAATATTAATAGAAAAGAATAAAAATAAAATGAATATTAAAAGAGAATTTGAAATTATGAGAAAACTAAATCATAAAAATATAGTTAAAATTCATGATGTCATAATTGATACTCATTTAAGCAATATATATTTCATTATGGATTATTATGAATATGGTGATTTATCTAAATTTTTGAATAAACAACCATTAAAAGAAAAATTTACACGAAAATATATGAAACAATTATCAAATGGATTAGAATATTTACTAGAAAACAAAATATTACATCGTGATTTAAAACCACAAAATATATTATTATCTAAAAATTATGATATTAAAATTACAGACTTCGGATTTGCCACATATTATAACCAAAATACAATAATAAATACATTATGTGGTAGTCCTATGTATATGGCACCAGAAATAATCACAAAAAATGGTTATGATTACAAATCAGATTTATGGTCAGTTGGAATTATTTTATATGAAATGGTACATGGTTATACTCCATTCAATGTTCATAATTTTGTAGATTTAGTATTAGAAATAAAGAAGAAAAATATTGTAATAAATGTCAATATAAGCACACAATGTATTGATTTAATAACCAAATTATGTATTACAAATCCAACAAAAAGAATAAGTTGGAACTCTTTTTTTAATCATAATTGGTTCATTAATGATGAACTAAATGATGATGAAAACCAATTAATGAATATAAATTTTAGTAGTATTCCAAATTTAAATAATTTTAACACAAATGAAAAACAATTTTGTTCATTTACTCACAAAAGTATAACTGAAACAAAACAGTCATCAGATATTGAATTTAATTTTTTAGATGAATTATCTAGTAGCAGTGATTATATTTCAGCAGATGATAGTATTGAAGAAGAACAAATAAATGAATCTGAACAAATAAATGAATCTGAACAAATAAATGAATCTGAACAAATAAATGAAGATAAACTAATAAATGAATCTGAAAAAGCTAAACCAATTAATATTGAAAAAGCTAAACCAATATATAATACATTTAATGATTTTGAATTCATTAATAGCAATAAAACAAGCGATTTTGTTTTTATAAATTCTAAAGATTTAAATACAGTAAGTTTACCTGATGCTAAAAGAAAAACCTTGACCGAAAGTTTTAGAGAATATTTATATTCGTCAATAAAACTTATAAAACATTCATATGATTACATAAGTAATAATTCAATTTAACATGGTGGTTTCAACCCCCAAAAGTTATCTGGCATTTTTGGAGGTTTTACATTAAAAGATGGATAAGCACTATCTCGTAATATTTTTTCTTGAGATCTAATTGTTAATTCATTATTTTGATAAAACATAACATCGTGTCTATGATTTGTTATAGGTGGTAATGGATGGGTTAATGATTTGTATGGTAATGGATTTCCTAATTTTACTACTTGAACTGTTGATTTTATATCCGGGTCACATAATTTAATATAGACTTGAGGATGAACTAATACACTACCGAGTCCAACATAATAACTATTTGGATAAAATAATTTAAATTCAAATGATTGTCCATTTGTTATTAAACTACCAACATTTACCATATCCGAAAAAGCTTGGTCTGGAGATGAAAAAGGTAATCCCGAACCACTTACTGAATAATTTTTATCTGCTGGATTAGCTGCCCAATAAACAAGTTTCACATTTGATTTATTTATTTTAAGATTACCTTTTACTAATATATTCCCATTTTGGTTTGTTTCAATAACAGCATTGCAAAAATTGTCATCAAAATGTAATTTTTTCCAATCGTAATTCATATAATATTATATTATAAAAAAATATAACTTAATTTGTATTAATAAACATATTATAATTATTATTAGAACAAACATTATTATCTCTTATTTCTTGCGTCATTAGTGGATCTAATAAGTTGTTTTTACCATTAGTAACATATTCACGACCTTGACCAATACCATTTTCATCAATCAATACCCGTTTACAATTATGCTCATCACATACTACACGACTTTGTTCAGGTAACATAGTTCCAATTTCATATGGTTTTTTACAACTATAAAGTCCATTTTTAAGAAACATATATTCATTATTTTTTTCCATAATAGATTCAGCATTACGGCTTAAAAACATTCTGTAATTATGCATATTTGCCACTTTATTATTATTTAAAATATGTTCATTTATTTCATTATTTGGACGGTAATCTGTAAATGTACGTCCATCAGACATTTTAGCTACAGAATTTAAAAACTTATTATTGGATGCTTTATAACAATTCATTATAATAATATAATATAAAAAAATAAAAATCTAATTAAAATTGTTTTTAAAATTATCGTTATCTAACATTTTCTTTATAATATCACTATTATTTATTAAACATAATTTATAAGAATAATTATTTGAACTAACACATGATTTTTTTTTTAAATCATTATTAGTTTCATTTATTGATCTGTAATCTGTAAAACAACGTCCATCCTGCATTAAATATGGTTCTTTATTTGAAAAATCTTGTTTCATATAATATACATAAATATTTTTATTACAAAATTATGAATTATAAATATTTTTATTATAAACTTATAAATTATATATATGTTTAATCTTTTCAATTAATTGTGGTTTTCGTTCTTTTTTTTTTACAATCACATTATGTTTTATTGCTACTTCGTGTAATTCCTTAACAGTCAGTTTTTCTATTTCTTTTAATGACAATGGTGTTGTATAAGTATTTTCTTCTAATGATTCTTCAGGATGAACCGATTCTAAATGACCTTCTAATGATTCTTCAGGATGAACCGATTCTAAATGACCTTCTAATGATTCTTCAAGATGAATCGATTCTAAATGACCTTCTAATGATTCTTCAGGATGA